TTGTGGTGACACCATTAAAGACCTTTATGGGTTTTTCTGTCCACTAATATGTTCAACTTAAATTTTACAATCTACCATATCCAAAAAAACAGCGCCCCCTCCCACGAATGGTTCGTAATAATTTTTAATTTTTGACGGCAAATAACGTTTTATCTCTGGTAATAATTGTCGCTTTCCCCCAGCCCATTTGACAAAGGGCTTAACTAAAGGATTCTTGTGTATTGTCATTATATAAGTTCTCCTTTAGATTCTAATTTTTAATTTAAATACTAATTAAAGATGCGACCAACTTCCAGTAGCATCATTTTTAAGCATTTGTTATTTTACGCCTGTTTCAGGGCTTCTAATCTATTCTGATTATCTCATGTAAACCGGTTCAATGCACATCGAATTTCTTTCGGTATCTGATAAAGGTTGTCCGTTTAATCCCGGTATTACGGGCAACATCTACATCACTCATGCCCGTCTGGTAAAGTTTAAAAGCATGTAGTAAACGGGGATCATCTTCGGCATATTGAGGTTTCCGACCATGATATTTACCCTGCTGTTTAGCGAGGGCAATCCCTTGTTGCTGCCGTTCAATGATCCGCTTACGTTCGCTTTCAGCTTGATATTTATACAGTTCAATAATGAGATTCGTCATGACCTGGCGTAAATTAGGATCCGCAATCCCTGTCATGGACGGCAAGTTTAACACATCTAGGGTGGCCCCCTTATTTTGAATGGTGTTCATGATCTTATTTAAGTCCTGGTTGTTTCGGCCTAAGCGATCTAATTCAGTGACCAGGACAATATCACCCTCGCGAACATAGGCGAGCATTTTTTGCAGTTCTGGCCGATTAGTGTTAGCTCCACTTAATTTATCCGTAAATAATTTATCAACGCCTTTTAAGGCCGCTAGCTGTCGATCTAAATGTTGCTCTTTGGAACTCACACGAGCATAACCAATTTTAGCCATTGTCAGCACTTCCTTTTGGACAGTTCTAATGAACATTTGTAATTCCTAGTATAGCACAGAATCAAAAAAGGCCACTAGGGTATACCCTAGTGGCCATTTAACATCCTTCTAAAACTCATCAGAAATACTTTCATGGTTAAACTTGGGGTTTAACCTTATTGATTTAACATCCTTCTAAAACCTAATAGTTTCCTTAGCTCGCTGTTCTTGTGGGTTTAACCTTATTGATTTAACATCCTTCTAAAACTTTGCTTTAATTCGCTTTCTAAAATACGGTTGGCTTTCAGCAAGGTAATCAATGGTACTGCCTAAATAGCGAAACCCCTTCTTACTAATTTGTTCGGTCGTCCCAGAATAAGCAAAGTCCAGATTCTTGCGACTGCCGGCTTCGATTAAATAGCCATAAGTTAGCAGAATATTCATTAGATACGTCTTCCCGTTGGTCCGCGCCACCGAAATTAGTGCGTAGGTAAAGCGCTTCTCGCCACTCTCGTTCCGCCATCCTTGCAGCAAACACAAAATAGCTTGCTGCCAAACCATTAACGGCATGGGATTACCAGATTCTACATCCGGGCAAACCTTAGCATAGTCAAGAATGTGATGACATTGTTTCAAGTCATATTCATAGTTGAAAGCATCGTCATAGAAGCTCCGTTTCAAGTCATTCAGATGACGAAATAGGGCCAATTTCATTTTTCGCCCTGCCATTTGTTTACCACTAAGTACCAGATAAGCATAGGCAGTAGCTGGGTCACGGTAAGCCTTCCAGATTTCGTCAAAATAGCCTTCATTATCTAATTTCCGAAATACAGAATCAACCTCCACTCCCCGTTGGCTAAAATCAAACTGCTGCACTTTAGAACTCGCCGTCATCATCACCTCCAAACGGGCTATCTTCGTCATCATCATCAGGGTCACCAAGCTTTAATAGCTCAGCACGACTCTGTGGGGTCAACCCAAGCTCTGAACTTATCGCCCGAATATTCTTTGTTGCCTTATCTAGGCTGTCAACTGCGGGATTTTTCTTGATAGCCTTCAATTCTTTATGAATTACTTTGCCTTTTCTATCGGTGGAATAGTCAAACACTTCGAACTGGGCACCATGTTCGCTAATGCTCTTGGCACTACTTCGCAATACAAAATAGTTATCACATAACGCCTCAACTAGCGTTTTATCCATCTCGTTAGCAAACGAGTTATCCTTTAGCATTGGCACTATCCTACGCCACATATATCGGGCAATCCCTTCCATATATTTTGGCGGCGAATCAGGCAAATCTTTAATTTTCAACTAAATCACCTCCATATCTTAGTTAGGGTGCACATAGCTACCAGTTTTTAGTGATTTTATGTATGTAAAATGCCTTAACACTGCTAATTAACGATCTATTAGGGCACCTCAAAAAAAGTTTTCAAAATTGCTCGCGTAAAAAGGAAGCCACTATGTTGTGATCGCTCCTTTCCTAAACGGCGGTGGGGGGGGCTATTTGAACCGCTCACTAATAATTTTCTGCCACCATTCTCGTTTTGCGTGTTTTAAAATCGCATTCCCGTTATCTTTGGCAGCAATGTTCATTTCAAGGTTAGTTTTGATATTGTGGCAGCGATAGCACAGCGTCCACAAGTTGTCTTGACTAAGCCGTTCTTCACCGCTAATTTTTAACGGATGAATGTGGTCAACAATCTTACGGTTGGTTACCGCATTGCCGCAAACTTGGCATGTTGCCATATCACGCGCATAGACGTAATCTCTGACGTTCCGCCATTGTTTGGTATGATAGAACGTATTGGCTTCTTTATCGCGTCTAACGCGATTGTAATAAGCCTGATGGTCTTTGCGTACTTGCCTGCCAATACTTGTTTGGCCCCGATGGTTTAAACTAGCTTTGTAATCAGCCTTACGTTGCTCGTTCATTGCTTCATGTTTATCACAGAACGATTGGTCCTTTGGAACTACCTTGTTGCAGCCACCCCAATTGCAATGCTTCATCATCATGGGATATCCATTCCCCCGCTTCTTCTTATCAGCCAGCCAGCGCTCTAAGTCATGATAGCAATAATCTTCTACTGGGCTAACGTAGCCATACTCAGTGTGTCGCATGCAGCCACACTCCCAACACGATAATGAGTAGCACCATCAGCAGGCCGAATATTAAGTTGTCCCGCTGATAGTTTCTCATTACCATTCCTCCAAATTAAAAGGCCGCCTCGTTAGAGACGACCGTGTATGTGATTGGTGTGGAATCGAACCACACGCGGTAATGAACCTCCTGACGTGGACTTTTTCTATTTTTAGCCACGTTTCAACCACCGTCGACTTACGCTTTTAGCTTAGCGTATAGAACTCGCATTTTGGTATTGCGCCATACCGTGGTTGCTGACCAATGGACCATGTAGGACTCGAACCTACGACCGAACGGTTATGAGCCGTCTACTCTAACCAACTGAGTTAAAGGTCCTTAATCACAATACGTGCAACGGGAGTCGAACCCGTATCTTCTTTGCTCTGCCGTTGAGCTATGCACGCCCATTTCATCAATCGCTTATGGTACCAATTTACACCCAAATTAGGGGTCAAAAGTGCCATAATAGTGCCAAATTAATCTAAATCATAAAGTCCGAACCTTTTCGCACACTTCGATATAAATTCTTTTTTTAGTCGATATGCGCTTCGCCGACTACAATGGACCAAATGATTTACCACTAAGCCATCAACCGTGTATTGTGGTCGCTTGCGAAAGTACAGTTCACCAATTATCACCTGTGTATCTTCACCGACACCATCTAAGCAATCATCAATCACTTCACGTTGCCTTTTTAAAGTGTTAAGACGTCGGTCCTCATCAATTGTGATTAGCATTGTTAATGCTCGTTCGTTACGCAACGACTGGGAACGTCCTCCTCCAATGTTTTCGTCGTCCTGAGTCATCGGATATCGTAGTTCTTTTTCTCGATCCTCGATATATTTATCAATTTCTGGATAGTCTCTTAATAGATCCTCTACCGTTCTAATCGTCGATCGTTTCACCCATCATTCCTCCATCTTAAGCTTATTTTAAGTTTGCTTTAATGTTAATGGCATAATATTTCGTTCGTTGGCCGCGGAGTAAGAGTTAATTTAAATAGCCAATTTGGGGTAAGGGCTGCCGGTAAGTGGCCCTTTTTTGCTGTCTAAAATGGCCGTGTAAGCTCGTGTAGCACGTTAGTAATCTCCACATTACTCAGCATACCCAAAGCAATGTAAACTTCCTTAGGCACGCTGTGCTCGCTTAATCTGGATTGAAACTCGGCTATCCCCATCAATACATCGTCTTTCGGCACCAGCGCCTCCAGATAGCTAAGCAACATACGTTGGTTACCGTTCATTCCGTCGCGTGTTTTATCCATACGTCCTCCTACATAAACATCGTCAGCTCATGAATAACCTGGTTGCGTTCCTTAGCTGACAACTTATTAATCGCGTTGCGTTGGCTATCGCTCAGCATGGTAAAGTGATTGCCGCACCACACTAACGCCTGTGCCACATCGCCGCCATAGCTTGCCATGCCTTGCATCACGTATTTTCGATACTCGATCTGTTCGTGTGTCATCATTCGTCCTCCCAATCTCAACATCACTCGGTGCCACTTCAATATGCCTATGGCTGCCTTTAACTTTCATCATTGCCGATCGGCTATTGCCACGAACAATCCAGCATAGCCATGTGGCTGATTGCTTTACGTGATGGCGCCGGTGGTAATACACCTTATCGCCGTGCTTCATTTTCTACCTCCCGTAGCTTCTCTCGCATGCAGCGCACCCAATCCTTGTCGCGACCCATAACACTAGCTACTCCTTGGTTGTTAGGCCGATTCATATGTTTAACGTTGTATTTTAGCTGTGTTAATTCATCTGGTGTGGCTTGATAATTTAATTCTTCACGTCTTAGCATTCTTCCACGCAATTGCCGTATATAATCCGGTGTCTTGGACCGTTCTTGTGAAATATATTTGTTGGTGTATCCGTGGAGAATCAGGTGACGTAGAATCTTATTTTCAGCTGTGTACTGTTCTTCAGTTTGACCGCGGACCTCCTTTTTAACATTTTCCGGCCACTTATCTGGATCGTCGCCATAATTGGCGTAAGCCGCTCTAATTTCAGCCGCCATTTTCTTGTTTGATGACATAATCTCTACTCCTTATCAACAATTGCTAACGCATCATCAACTGATCGTGCAACACCATATATAACTGGGTATTGGCTAATAAACTTTTCAAACTGTTGCTGGTCTTTACGCAACCGTCCACGATCGTTTTTACACTCAATTAATATCATCTTTCCATCCGAATGACGGAATCCAGTAATATCAGGCCAGCCTTTAGGAAATAGGGCAATTGTTCGACCATCTTTAGTTTTAATTTTTCCAGCATTACTTCGACATACGGTTGTGCCACTTTTTGATAGTTCTAGTAAAATTTCATTTTGAATCTCATGTTCTGATTTAATGGTCACACCTCCAATAATTATTAAAGATGGACGGATAAATGGACGGATGATTAAGTCGCTGTATCCATTGTGGCTGTAAGAACAAAGACTATTTTTTGCCATGTGGACGGATAAATCAAAATAAACTCTTTCTCTTATATATATTTTTTACTTTTTATATAATACTTTTATATATTTATCCGTCCATAGTAATAAAAGGAGTAATAATACTTAGAGCCACAAGGGTTTTGGCTTATAAATCATCCGTCCGTTATCTGTCCACTTATCCGTCCATCCGTCCAAAAAGATTATTTTACCCAATTCAATCTAGGATCATCTCTAATTTTTAATCCTAAATAAAATCGACCATTGCTTTGCTTATATTCAAACTTCTGTCGCATTTCCCGACCAAATTTCTGTTTGCTCATTGAGTATTCTGAATTTTCATTAGCCCATGCTTGATACTTCTTAAATATCTCGCCAGCTGGAGCTCTATAAATGTCACCTGTTTCGCAGCAATCATCCACAAACAAACTGATAACATCCATTTCTTCACGATATTGTCGACTAGCATTAGTCACACTAGTTGGTGGGTTCAATCCCTCTCTTTGCCACATTAAGGCGCCTTCTACGATCCAGTTTAAAATTCCAATTGACTCGCGTTGAAGCTTATACTTTAAGTCCTTGTCAACTTTATCTATCGGAATTTGAACCTTGAACGGGATCAGCATTAATCGCCGCCAGATACCATCATCTGTGCCTCGTATAATCGGCTTGTGGTTAGTTGCTAGCCACAGCTTAAACTGTGGTTTAAATTCGAATTCCTTACCATACAAATACCTTGCTGTGACTTTGTCTCCACCCGTTAGCTGTTTAACTAGACCTTCATCTAATCGAACGCCCTCATTAGGTTCACTCGAAGTCACCAAGCGTGCACTCTCTAAACGAGCAATATCTGAATTGGCACCGGAACTGCTTTGACGAACCATGATAGAATCAGCCTGCATTGACTTAGCATAAGTTCCCAAAATATCCGAGATGGTATCTATAAAAATAGATTTACCGTTGCGGCCATTTCCATAAAGAATAAACATAACTTGTTCTTTGATACTACCAGTGGCAGAATATCCAACAGCCTTTTGAATGTAATGAATTAGTTCTTGGTCATTATCGAAAATCTGATCTAAGAACTCACTCCACTCCGGGCAGTCGATGTTGTCGGTATAATCAACGTCAGCCTGCTGGCTAAACATTTTTTTAATGTCGTGCTCGTGCAAGATTCCTGATGACAGATCAACATAGCCATTTGACGTATTCAGCAGCGTTTTATCTTGATCAAATTCGCCATGCAAAACTGGCACTCGATGTTGGATTTCACTTAGAATAGCTTTTTTTGAACTGTTGCTTCTTGTTTTCTTTAAAAACTTATCCCAGGCTTCTTTGGCTTTTTCAGGGTCTACATCAGCAGACACATGAAGCTTTTCGTTGCGCATGTTATCAACTGTCATATCAATGTATTGTGCTACTTTACCTTCGTTATCTGTCTCCCAATAACCACCGTTGTAGCAATACCAGCATTTATCAATGTATGAGTATTTGACAAGTTTTCCAAACGTATCCATAAACCGGTCTGCATTACCTGTATCATCCCAACTTCTTGGGGGCGTTTCTGCTTGCTTATCTTCATCCTTAGCAAAGTTAAATTGATATTTGCGTAATGGCATACGTCTTGGATCAAACGTCTCATGAGCTTCATTGATAGCCTTATTTAGCAAGGCCACACCATAAGTTGTTTTACCGTGTTTTTCATCATACTTTGGTCTAAACAAATTTGAAGTTCTGAATATTTGATCCATCTTGTTAAAATCGCGACCAGTCCAGAAGGCCAAGTCATTGGCAAATGCTAAATCTGCTTCAGATTGTGAAGGATAAAACCCTTCCCATCCACCGTTCATAAATACCTTGAATCGGTCACCGGTACGAGACATTTCTGCACGTTTAATGACTTCATCAACGTCTAAATCATTGGGCTTTATTGGATTGTGATTATTAATCGTAACCACATTATCTTCACCAAAATACTTGTGATACATCAGCTTCATAACATCTGTGGTAACGACGTTTACTTCCCTTTGATACTGACCAATGGTGTTGCCAGTTAGTGCAAAGAAACGACCAGAATCGTACATTTATACATTGCCTTTACGCCTGCGAGTGCCAGGAATTTTACCTTTAAAAATCGCATGAATACCCGAACCTGAAATGCTGACTTCCATATATGACTTTGTCATAGTGATAGCCTGGGAAACCGTGTTTTCCTGATAGTCACCAGACCGGAACTTGTCTAATTCATCGCCAATATGATCAATATCAAGGCCAACGTAACCGTTAGCAAAGAAGAAAGCTAAGCCATCCATTTGATACGTTTTAAGCGCTTCTAAGGCTGTTTTAAAGTCTACCCATGTACTTGGGTCATTGCTTTTTCCAGCACCGCCATTGAGCGCGTTATGAGGTATTTTGGTGTATTTGTTGCGCTCTGGCTGCCATATCTTTTGGAACAAGCCCCATTGTTTCAGGGACCGTAACTCATTGGGTATATTTTCATAATTCACGATTTATCCTCCTAAAATGGTAAATCAGCTTCATTAATCTGAGGTGCTGGCGTGGACTGATTGTTAGCAAATGGATTCTCCCTGTTGGATTGTTCCTTCCATGTATGTTGTACCTGTGGGTAATCGCTCTTGTTAAAGTTCCATGGTGCTACTTGGTTCACTTCTCGCTCTTCGCCTTGGTAGTTATCTTTAGCCTTCTTCACATATACCTTGGCTGATTTATTAGCCAAAGCATTGACTAAATCCTGAATGCTGTTAATTGGAGTTCCTTCGGGAATCTGAACAGCCTCAAGAATGTATTGGAAGCTGTCTAAGTCATACTGGTGAGTAGCTTTACGCTTCCAGTTATCCATAAATACGTGTCGGTTGTGATACTTAGCATTTGTTTTAGCAAGCGCTGGGACTGCGTCAAGATCATTACGTACGACCAAATCAATTTGTAGAGATTCAGCACCATTGGGAGTTGCCTTTTCCTGTGCCGATTTGATAATCATTTCGTAAACACCTGTTGGTAATACGGAATAGTCCTGATGTTCGTTGTTTGCGTAGTTCGTTGTAATTAATGACATTAGTTATTTTCTCCTTTATTTAACTTGATTAAATTCATGTATACACTTAACCCAGCATTCCCATTCTTTTAGCATTCATGTAAGCCCAGCCTGGCTTATAACCGCGAGCTTTGGCTATTTTGTATAAATCCTCCACATTATCGGCATCGTCTGGTTGCATCTTGCCATACTGATTATTTTGGTAGTCAGTCGTCATTTTAAATTCGCCAACTTTTTCAAGTTCCACATTGTCTTGCGTATCCATACCCTCATTGTCGATTGGTATTTCTTCGCCACATTGTGGGCAGACTTTACATTGTGCCGGGATTACTGCCCAGCAGTGTGGACACGTTCTTATCGGCAAAGCAGATGTGTTGTTGCCTTTCTTTTTAGGCCGACCAGTTAAACTCCACTTCCGAGGTGTATCTGGCAACCCAAAACGCGAATAGTTAGCCGCATGATCAATGATAGTGGCCATTTTATTTGGCAAATATCGCATACAACGCATTGTTGCTTGAATATCAAATACCAAACTTTCAGTTGGCCGTGCGATTACACAACACGTACACTCTTTGACGTCATATCCTTCATCAACCAATCCAAAGTTACATAGAACAGTGATCTTTCCCTTTCTAAAATCCCTCATAATACGTTTTCTTTCGTCACTAGGAGTTTTAGAATCACAATGTTTTGCACTGATACCAGCTTTTCTAAATTCATCCGCAATTTGTTTGCTATGTTGAGTGTCATGAGCATAAACAATGGTTCGCTGTCCAAATGCTTTATCCATCCAAGTTTTAACAATATCGCCATACAGAGTGGGCTTTGCTGAATCATTAATAGATTGATTGGTATAATCGCCAGTGCTTGATTTCTTTAGCTTTTCGTCATTAAACAATGTCACACTGTAGTATTTATATGGGCTTAGTTTTTTGTGTTCAATTAACCACTTAACCGTGGGGCCTTTGACCATAGCAGAATAAATATCGTCAAACCCTGCTCCGTTCATTCGCCACGGACTGCCTGAGAATCCAAGCCTAGGAACATCCGAATAGTATTTAAAAATTTTTAAATATGTTTTCGCCCGACTATGTTGCGATTCATCGCAAATAATTAAGCTTGGTTTAGGCAAGCAATCTAATCGATTAGCAACTTTGCCCACTGTCATGATTGTGCAATTCATCAAATCAACATCTTGCTTTTGAAATGATTTTACGATCTGGTTAACTAATTCTTGACGGTGAACGAAGAACAAAATTCTGCCACCCTTTGAAACTGTTAATCTCGCAATTTCAGCTATAATAACTGATTTCCCACTACCTGGTGGGGAAACAATTAGTACTCCATTATTGCCTTGGCCAATTTTTTGGCGAGTTTCATCCACAATTCGTTGTTGATAATCAAACAATTTAAATGGCATTTTTTTGACACCGGATTTCTGCAAGGTGACGTTCTTTCACTGCTTCCTCATAGCTTGTAAATGACCTATCCAATATGATTCGGTTTCGATACATCATTTTAGCGACCCATTTATTTTTGCTTTTATCAAAAGAAACACCACGTACACCGCTGATATTGTCTGCCCGTAATCTATTAGTCACTGGAGAATTTCGTTTACGCCTATTGTTGGCCTGGGTTTTCCAATCAGTCCAACGGCAATTAGATGGGCAATAATTACCATCTACATCAATTCGATCAATGGATTTTCCGCCTTCATATCCATTTTGAATAGACCATCTTTCAAAAGCATAAAAACTATTTTTCCATTGATTACAGATAGATACACCTCGACCGCCATAATCGGAAAAGCTTTTATTATTCGGGTTGAAACATCTTTGCTTCATAGACTCCCAAACAAAATAAAGTTTCGTATTTGAATGACCGTGTTTTCTAAACCTTTTACTAACGAGTTCATCGTGTAGACAGCCACAAGATTGTATTTTCCCCTTTCGAACATCGATTCCTGAAGCATAAGTGACATTTCCGCAGTCACATTTAAATCTCCAATAAGCACGGGTAGATCCTTTAGGACGTTGAGAATTATCAATGCAAACTGCTGTCAGCCTTCCGAATTTCTTACCCGTAATATCAATTAATTTTGTCATCATTGTCACCACCAAAACTAAATAATTCATTGATTGGGCAAGCTTGGCGATTATCCAATCTGTTTTTGGCATATATCGAATCGTCACCTTGTAGGATCACACCACGATTACCCGTCTTAGGGTTGACTGTTAAGCGTCCAACAACGTCGCACAGACCTAGCAGACCGTCCATAACGCTTGTACGAATCTCAGGCGCGTACTGATTGAATTGTTGACCATTTGCTGATGTGATTTGTCGGCTGGTTTCCCAAGCAGTGATTAACACATTGACAGGCAGGGTGTAAATTTCTGTCATGATTCGCGAAAAATAGTTTGTCCACTGTGAATAATCTTGTAACTCGTTAGAAATTCCGTTGTGGCTACCGCGACCTTTTTCTACGAACCAGTCTTTCTCAAAACTTGAGATGTTATCAATGATTAAATTGTCAAATCCATTGATTCGTTGTTTAGCCGATTTTAAAAACTCCAGCATATCTTCTTCTGGTCGGCTTCTATCTAACTGATCAATTGTGATGTTGCTTAATCCATCAAGAACCTTAGCTGAATTATCAAGGTCTAAAATACGTGTCTTTCCTTTTAAAAACTTAGCTGAACTTGTCTTGCCTGTCCCTGGCTTGGCATATAAAATGATTCGCCAGTTTGAAGTTCTATTCAGCTCTTTGGCAGTAATTGTTTTCATTTGTTCCTCCTACTTAATTCGAATTGACCGCGTCTGTACCAGCTTGGCACCAGGAACATCTTCACCATCATTGAGTGCCTGTTTAATGGCCGTTTTATTCAGTTTCTTTTCTACCTCAGTAAATTCACCAGGAATAAGTTTATCGTCCGTCACAGCAACGCTAACGGGGTTATTTTGAATCCAAATAGACAGGTCAATATCTTTGATTTTGTCCTTGCCTGCTGTTTCCATTCCGTGTTGTAATGCCAATTTCAGCCGACTAATATTGTTGGACAACGCACGCATTCGCTCTTGATCGTGTTTAATTTTATCTGCAAGTTGCTTTTTATCAGCTACCAGCTGATTAATAACTTTGCCGTAGCCAATTGCTTTGTCAGCGATGCTGTCTTGCAAGCTCTCAATTGTGTCAGCAAACAGCTGCTGATCTTCTGGTTTGGCACTATTGGCTAGTTCAACGACATGCAATAAGTTGCCCTCAAGTTCATATAGATTCATGCTTATTCCTCCGTTCGTAACTGTTCTAGTCGCTGATTAGTGCGGTCAATCTTAACCGCCAAATACTGCTTATACTTTTTGTCAGTGGTGTGTTCCAAACAATTACGTAAATCTGCTGCAAATGTTTCCAGCGCCTCAACGCGAGAATTATGCTCTAGTGCTGACTGGTCCTCGTCAGTCTGGTTAATGTGCGTGATCACAGGCGTAGCAAATTTTCGGTCATATTCTGCCGTAGTTCCGCCTAATACCATTGCAACCACCGCCCGTCTGGAGTAGAATTGAAGTTATAGAAATAGGATAAATGTAATTTATCCTCGAGTTCTGGGTTGTCCCCTGGGACTCTTTTTTTGTGCCATAATTTCATTTGCTTTCCTCCAATCCGAAGAAATCCATTGCCCATGCTTTCCATCCGCCAGCATGTACCACTGACTTACGTAGCTGATAACCAGCTGAGGCAATCAACACAATTACTGTTAGCCAGAAGGCTGGAAAGCCAACTAGCAGGTAAACTTCATTCATGTGGATCATTCCTTTCAGATGTATAACTTAAAGTTGACTCAGGGGCAAAATTAATCATATCAATAGGCACTTGATACAACTCCGCAAATGCTTTACCGTATCCAGGTGCAATATCGTCAGGATTAGCTTCTAAATATGATACCCATTGTCGTGATACTTTTTTTCCAAAATAGTGTCCAAACCATTCAGCTACTTGACTCTGACTAAGACCGGCGTTAATTCTTGCTGCTTTTAAAGATATTCTAAATTTAGTGACCTGCATGTCGTTCCTCCTTTCTTGATTACAAATATAAGTATGGGTCAACTTTAAGTTATAGTCAATAACTTTGTATAACTTTTTAAAACTAAAAGTTGATTTTATATAACATTATGTTATACTTTAGTCACCGTTATAGATAGGAAGTAATTAATTATGAAACCAGAAAACAAAATTTCAAGTCAAATAAAAGTTCTTCGGTCTAAAATGGGCTGGTCTCAATCTCAACTAGCTGATAAATTAGGAGTATCTAAACAATCAGTTTCAAATTGGGAAACAAACCTAAAGACGCCCCGCATGGGAGCACTTCAAAAAATGTCAGATTTATTTGGTGTCAGCATTGGCCAGATAACTGACGGAGATAGGTTTGAAAATAATCTAATTAAGCAAACCGCTCAATTAATGCAAGGATTGCCTTATAGCAAGCAGCAAGAAGTATTTGATTTTGCCAAGAGTCGCTTGACACTAAATGTTAATTCTAACGTCATCAAGTTCCCTAAAGACGATGACACCTTAGAAATTACGGCCAGCGGTGTCCTCTCTGCTGGTGTGGGTGAGTTCCTTGATGATTCTACTAAGCCATTCACTGTAACCGTGCATAAGCCTGTCCCCAGAAATTATGACTATGCCTTCCAGATCAACGGCCACTCAATGGAGCCTGTCTACCAGGACAAGCAAGTTGTCTTCGTCAAAAAGGAAGACGATTACCGTGATGGTCAGATCATCGCGGCAGTTATGGACGGCTGTGCTTATCTGAAAAAGCTGTCAGTAGTTGATGGTGAGGCTACGCTGGTATCATTAAACCCACAGTATCCTAATATAAAGGTTGATAAAGAGACTGGCATCAAAGTATTAGGCGTTGTATTCTCGTGAACTACTCGGCCATAAATGACCGAGGTGATTAAATTATATTAGGAGGCGCTCGCAATGCTTTTACTGCTAACACTCATAGTTATATGGGCAGGCTACAAATTCTTCACACAGTGGATATGGTGGATCATAGGAATCATGATGCTAATAGACGTCTGGAAGATTGTTACGTCATGGCCAGCCTTATTGATCATTGCCGGTACATGCTTCTACTTGCTGTATAAGCGTCACAAGGAAAACATGCCACGCAAAAAGGTTAAGCCTACATTGTCTGAACCTGTTAATATGCAGGGAAAACACTTTTAAAATAGTCACATTTAATATCTCCAAAAAATCCTCCAGCATTAAACTGGGAGGATTTTTTGGAGATATTATTGGAGTATATGTACTTAATAAACTCTCCATCAACACCCGTTGACAAAGAACCATTTTAATACACTCAAACAATATTTGTTAATACAAAAAGGGCTACTTCAAAAATTTGAAGTAACCCTTTTTTTAAACTAAACCATTTCTAATCGAACAAGCTTTAATTATTCGAATGAAGAACCTGGAGTAGTCGTAGTCTTTTGGTTGTGAACTGGAGAAATACCAGTCTTAACAGTAGCGGTGTAGATACCTACAGCAGAACTGTCACTAGAATAATTACCATCACGAGAACTTACAAGCTTGTATTCAGTGTAAGTACCTGACTTAGCCAAGACATCATCACTTGATGTCTTGTCTTGAGCCTTAGTAGTCTTATCATAGTTATCAGTGTACAAGGTTGCAGCATTAGCCTTAGTCAAGTAATCAATAACATTCTGAGCAGTGAAGGCAGCACCATCAGCGCCTGCGAATGGGGTAGTTAATGATGGAACAGTAACTACAGTATCAGCAGCAGTACTCAAAGCCGCAGTAGCAGCAGTAGTATTAGTTGAAGGAACTAAAGCAGTGTTATGAGTAGGGTCGCTGGTAGTTTGAAGTAATTGAATCTTCATACCAACTTCCTTACCCTTAGTTACATAAACAGTAACTGTATCACCACTCTTAGCATTTAACAAAGCGGCTTGGTTAATTGTGTTTGTGGTAAGATCACCAACAGTGTAACCAGTACCCTTCAATACACTATTGTTCCAGTCAGCCTTCTTAGCTTGATCTAAAGCATCAACACCAACGGCAGTACCCTTAACTTTTGCAGTATCAGTAGATGCGGAGTTAGTGTCATTGTTAGCCTTTAGGTTTTGAAGAACAGTACTCTTAACAGTAGTACCATCAGTGGCTACAAGGTTAACCTTAACATCGGATGCTTGGTTGTAAGCAACTGATGAATCAGTAGTAACGGCGCCACTATAAATCCAGCCACTAACTGAAGGATGAGTAGCATCTTTAACGTAGTAGTATAAGCTACCTTCTTTTGTCTTAGTAGCTGCATCAGTAATCGTTAACTTATCACCAGCAAATGGAGTCGTATTAACAACGTTCTTCTTTGCGTTAATATCAGTGTTCTTTGGAGCAGTCCAAGTAACATTAGCAGTACCAGGATTTGCAAAGTAAACTGTAGTTTGTGAAGGAACAGCTGCCTTAGTCATAGTATCAGTAGTCTTGATACCACCGGCAAATGTACCAGCAGTCTTACCACCGTAGATGTAACCACGGTACTTCTTGTCCATAGTAACGATCTTGTAGTATACGGAACCACGGTTAGTGGTCTTAGTGCCGTATGCATAGAAAGTGTCGTTGGACTTCTTTGAAGCAGCTAACTTAGCAACTGTCTTCTTAGAAGCAACGACCTTAGCACCCTTAACAGTACCTGGCTTTGAGTAAATGGCATTAGTACCATTTACCAAAACATTTTGACCCTTAGTAAGGGCGGTATATGAGCCTGCAGTTGCATAGCTCTTAGCACTTGCAGTAGTGGTAGTAACAGCTGAAAGACCAGCTAAACCTAACACTGCAGCGCCAACATAAATAGACTTTGCGAATGATGAACGCATAGATGAAAACCTCCTAATAATTTCTTTTTTAGCAAAAACATTATGTAAATGTCCACAATCATTCTTGCTAACGGCAATTATAACATACGTTACTGACTATGCCAAAAGAAAATTTTAAAAAGTTCACAAAAAATTCACATTTGTAAAAAAGTCCATAAAAAAAACCCTTCAACAGGTCAGCGGAAGGGAAGAAATCAAGAATTCATCTATGCAAAAACAATTATAACCTATATGTAGTAAAAAAACAATGTCAATGAAATATTTGTAACAAAAAAGGACGCCCTGCTTGAAGGAGCGTCCAATCTTCAAAGAAGGAAGAATAAAAACCAACTTTAAAGAAATCACTTTAAGTATAATAGCTTATAATTCCAGTAAAGTCAAACTAATTTTTGCCTTTCTAAGGCTAGTTTTTAAATTGACCAGACTAGATTTAATATGTTAATATTCAATTGTTCTTCTATGAGATAGTCTGAACGTGCATAAAATATGGATAGCCTACGACTGGCTATCCATATTTTATTTTTTAATTGCTACAATAATTTATAAATGCTATGATGTAAAAGTTCCAATCCTTCGGAACGTCCTCGTCTTTGGAAAAGCCACTCAAAGTTACCCTCAGCACACAACTTCTTTGGTGGCTTTTTTGATTATTTACATTTTTCTCAAAGTGAACTATCATTTTTAGGATAACAAATAAAGTTTCATCCATTCATTTACAAAAAAGAGGCTTCCAGCATAACACTGGAGACCTCTTTTTTATATACCAATTTTTACTTTACATAATCAGCCTTATCCCAAGTAACCACCATTCGCCCTGGTACTTCCACATTCCGTTATTTTTCGATTGTGAACTTATCCAAAAAAGAAGTGGTATAGGTCGCAGATTGGCTTTAATTGGGGAAAGGTGCTTTGTGAAATTCACTGAAATCATGTCTAGGCCATTCCCTTGAATTCAACTGTCTCATTCTTTGTATTAACCAAAAACTTACCGACATTTCCCTGATATTTAACGGATACTTTAAAGGAATACTTATAATTTACCCGAGTATATCGAATACTACTAATTCTCCCCCGATACCCTTGCTTATGCAAAACTCTTTTTACTTGATCTCTCTGCTGATTTGTAATTCTTGCAGAACTCCGATAGATT